CGCCACCACAGAAACATCGGCCGTATCCGTGTTCGCCGCCGACAGGTCCGGGGTGAACTGGATGCGAACGAACTCCTGCGCGCCGGCGAAGTCCACCGGGAACCGCACCACACCGCGCTGCGTCGAGCCTCCGGCAGCGCCAGTGTCCACAACCGCCTTCGCGAAGGTCGCAAGCGTGTTCACGTTCTCCGTGAAGCCAGAGTCGTCCGCCGTCTGCACAACCGCGCTCAGCGAGATCGTGTTGCCCGCGCCAAGAACTGCCTTGTAGTGCGCGATAAACGAAGCCGACAGGGGATAGCTGAGCGCCGCGCGATCGATCGCCAGGCCGTTCACCTCTGTGTTATCGCCGGCACCCCCGGCGGTGAGGGACACGTCATCCGATGCCGCAGCGGCTCCGATGAACGCGTCGATATTGTGAGTCATTGCGAAGTTCGACATGCTGGTGTCCTCACCTCAGAGAATTCAAATGCGTTTGAGCGAGGCGGGCGCGTTTACGCCGCGCCCCGCTTCAGCTTCCGGCCCGCTTAGGCCGAGGCTTGGTTGTAGTAGGCGACTCCGTTCAGGACCGCGATGCTCTCTTGGTGACGCATGCCGAGGTCATGCTCGATGAGCACCCGCATGACCGTCTGATCCTGCGAGAAGGCCGAGACGAGCTGGCCGGTGCCGGGATCGACATACGAGGCCTCGGTGGAGAACTCGATACCGATCTGCGGAGCATCACCGATGGTCACGTCCGCGAAGTCGGCGAAGTAGAGCTCCGTCGAATTCGCCACACCGTTCACCGTCAGAGTCTCCGGGATCTGCGTGGTCACGCGGTACGGATAGCCCATGAACTTGCCTTGAGCCATCTCCTCGCGGAACACCGGATAACCGAGTCCGTTGAGCAGGTTCTCGAGGAAGTACTCCGTCGAAACCGACATGATGATGCCGGGCCGCAGGAAGCGAACGTTGGCCTTACGGAGCGCCAGCTTGAGCTTGCCGATGTCCGCCTGCACCGCCTGGACGAGAGCGCCTCCAGTGAGACCGGTGACGTTCGTCGCGGTGATGACGTTCGCCGGAAGAGCCCAGTACCGCAGACCCTTCGGGCTGTACTGCGACCCCTGCGAGCGAATGAAGGAGACATCCTCCGTGTTCGCCAGCGAGATCATCAGGTCATCACGCACCGCAGCATCGGCAGACTCGCCGCCCGAACGCCGCAACAGGTCGTTCGAGATAGGCACGAGAGCCGCCAGCTTCTTCGCCGAGAGCTTGAGCTGGCCGAACTTGCCCTTTGTCGCCGTGATGTCCTGGTTTTCGCCGATGTACCCGCCGGAGGCACCACCGATGAGCCGGTTTTGAGTGTACGTTCCGTCGAGAGGCACGGTCGCGGGGTTCAGCGAGCGAACGACTGCGCGCGGACGCAGTAGTTCGATGATCTCCGCCGAATACGATCCCTGCAGCGCGTAGCCTCCATCGGCCGCCGAGCTCGCCGCCGCCGCAAACGAACGGGCGACCAGCTCATCCTTCAAAACCTCGCGTGCGAACTTCTCGGCTCGGCCGAAGTCGCCGCGGGATGCCGCCAGGGCGCGAAGCGAACGGGCAACCACAATGCCCTTATCGCGCTTGTCGGCAACGTCGCGCACAACCTCGATCGCAGGCTGCGTCGCCGGTGCGGCGGAACGAACCTCTGCAACCTTGGACGCCTCACGCTGAGTCTTCAAAATCTCAGCCCGCACAGAGTCAACCGTGACTCCGTTGTTGATGGCCTTTTCGGCCGCCTCACGTGTGAAGTGGTCGCCATGCTCGCGCTGAAGCGCGTTGATTTCGCTCACGCGCTCCCGCTCGGCACGTGCGGCCTCTTCCTTCGCTGCCTTGAGCTGTTCCTCGTTCATACGCTCCTCAGTTGCGGCTTGCGCCGGTTTGCTTACTTCATTCGCGCCACGGTTTCCATCGCCGTAATCGCAATCCTCGGTTGTGCAGTCGGAATGGTTACCGTCCGCGCATGCGGCACATTCGCAGCCGCAATCGTCATCGTCGTCACCCTCATCGGCGTCCCGCTCGTTCAGGCAGCGGACCGGAAACCTCGGGCCACCGCGATCCTCGAGCGATCGCCCGATACCCACCGTGATGTCCGCGGGCACAGTGACGAGCGAAGCCTCCACTGGTGTCCAATTCGTCCATCTCACCGTGTCAGGCTTGCCGTTTTTGCCTTCAGTGAACTGGTAGTCATGCGGGATATACCCGATGCTGGCATCCACGAGGATCTTGTCTCGCGCGTCTACCAGCTTTTCCTGGGCAAACGGAGAGTTGCCAAACCGCTGAGTGACGTAGAGCTTTTTATCCTTGACCCCGAAGTCCTCGATTCGTCCCGTCTGGAGGTTACGGTCGTGATTGAATAGCCCGGGAATGCCTTGGTTGAGGCGAGACTTGTCGATAGACGAAGGCGAATGGTCGAGGATCTCGATTCCATACCAGCGCTCGACAGGAGCCTCGGAAGAAACCGAGAAGGTGACTATGCGGTTCTCGAAATCAACGCTCTCCACCTTTGCGTCGCGGTATTGAACCGGTAGCGATTCGAGACGCTTTTGCAGTTTCTTGTTCACAACGCGGTTGTGCCAGAGAAACGAAAAACCCGGCAAACTTCGCCGGGTTAGTCGTCTTATCTTGGAGCGCAGGCTTATCCCTTTTTCTTCGCAGCCTTCTTTTGCTGAGCCTGCTTGCCGGTCGAGTTGCCGTCTTTCGCCTCGTCGACATCGGCCGCAGCGTCCTCATCGCCGGCCGCGACGCCCTTGCCCGCCTGATCTCCCGCGAGATCGGTGCCAAGCATAACGGGATTGCGCAAGCCGAAACGCTCTTGCAAGTCTTCGACGTACTTCTGCTCGCGTGCGCGCTCGTCCATCACCTCTTCAAAATCGAGGCCCTGCGAGCCCAGCTCGCTTGAATATGTGCTCAGCCCGTTGCCAAGACGTAGGACCGTAGCGTTCGCATCCTTCTGCGGGTCCACCCAATCCCACCCGCGCGGATGCCACTTGATCTGGTTGCAAACCGCATCGATATCCGCCGTGCCGATTTGCACTCGTCCCGATAGGACCGCAGACTTTAGCCACGAACGGAAGACCGGCCGGTGAAAGTTCTCAATCACCCATCGCTGCCGCCGCCGCCAGGCGTCGCGCTCCATGAGAAGTCCCGCCCGGATCGACGAGAAGTTGATGTCCGACAGGTCGTCGTACAAAGAAACGTAGGCGACATCGAGACCTGTGGCGATGTCGCGCTTTACCTCTTTGATGAAGGGTTGCAGCGCGGCTGTCGGAAACTCTGACTTGAATGTCGTGATGTCTTCGCCGTCGTACAGCGTATGGAAACTTCCCGGCTCTGCGTCGATATCATCTCCATCGGTCCGCCGGCCGTCACGCCAGAGCTCACCGGAGCGGCCATCATGCTCGTCGACCTCGGTGAGAGGTAGCTCGCCCTCTGGCGCGGGCTTGCGGATGAAGCCCATAACGGAAGCCGCCAGGCGCGTCGCGACCGTCGCAGCTTCGTAGGTTCCGCGAAGCTGAAACATCAACCCCATCACCGGAGTTGCCCAGGGGATGCCGCGCGTCTGACGCGCCGAATCGGGACGATACAGATGAAGCACTGATTCCGCCGGTATGCGGTAGCGGTTCGCCGGCCCGTTGCCGATCTCCGAAGGGTGCCCGGAATAGAGCCAGTAGGCCATCGGCCGCTGGAACTTATCAATCTCCACGCCCATCCGCACTTCGCGAATTCCATCCCACTTCACGAAATAGGTGGGGTCGAGCTGGTCGGCGTCAAGAAACTGCAGCGAGAATCCCCATGGATTGTCTGCCACGTTCTTCAGAAACAGACTTTCTCCGTCCATCGGCGTCGTGCGCATCACCAACTCTTCGAGTTCGTGAAACGTGTACTTGCCGTCCATCGTGCAATTGCCTTTCGCACTCCAAGCCTTCCACTCGTCGGCAATTTGCTTGTTCAGGTCGGCGTTCAGGCTGCCGCCGCGCTGCAGCTTTACCTTCGGCTGCATACGAACACCGTGCTGTCCGATGACGTTCGTCACGCAGAGGTCGAGAAACCGCTGCATCGTGGCGTCATTATCCGCGAGCTGGCGGGAGCGGAAACGCAGCGGCCGGAGCGCCTGAAACACTTTCTGATCGCGCGACAGCGGACTCATCGCCCAGTCCATTGTCTGACGCGTAATCTTCGCCGCATTGAAGCCGCGAATAGCGAGCTCCGAGGCCGGAACAGTGCGCTTTTGCGGACGCGAAGGAGATTCAAGATTGAGCAGCGTCAAATTAGCCACGAATAAAGCTCCTTAACGTACGCGAAGGAACGCGTTCACCCCGGCGGATGCGGATTTCCCTCACTCGGCGCGCGTAAATGCCGCGCAGCTTCTCGAGTTCGGCGAACGTATAGCGCTGCAACTCGCGGCCGGCGCCGTTCGGCCCATGAATCATGTATCGCTGTGCGTCGCCGGATAGCACTTTGCCCGCGAGAAGATCCTTGATGGCGGCTAGAATCTTCTCGTCCATCTCGCGATCGTCATAGCCTTGGCCATTGGTCTGCTGCAGGTTTGGAAGGATGCGCAGGACACCCTCATCAACAGTCCAGCGGTTTCCGTTGCCGTCAGTGATGTAGGCCTGCCAGCGATAGAATCCCTTCATCCACTGCGCGGTAGTCGCAGCCGGAATCGTGACGACGAAGCGGTCACCATCGGCAGTTACCTGATCGCCGCTCACGTCATACGAAACGGTGCGACTCACAAGAGCATAGGCAAGCGAAAACCCGCCACTTGCGGGGTAGTCGAGAAAGTAGCGCTGCCAACTAACAGTGTCGCCAGCGCGAATTTCTGACGGCTCTTGCCTCGGTTCACAAAGAATAGCGGACGTTCCCACAGTTCACGCTTACCCTTCCGCGGACGATTGCCGCAACTATCCGCGCCAACCGCCCATCCATCCGCCGCCGCGGCGACGGTTCAGGCTGCGCTCTTGGAGACGCAGATTGCGGCGCTGTTCAGCCTCTACCCTTTCGCGCTCCTGCTCTTGCTGCTCCTCATACGCGACAAGCTTGCCCTTCGGCTCCTCCGGCGGCAGCTCCGGCCGCGGCGTCCTCGCGACGGTCCGCTTCTGCAGGCTGCGCTTCAACGCCGGGAAGTCCGCTCGAATACGCTCAAGTGCCGCCATCGCATAGACGCGAGTGTCCAGAGCTTCATTCCGTTCGCGGCGCTTCTGCCAGACCTTCACCCTCTGACCGCCCCGCTGCACGGTAATGAGTTGCTCTGCGGCAATCTGCGCAAAAAACTCTTTGTCGAACATCGTCGGATTATCGGGAAAGTGACAGTAGCCCGGACCTTCCTCCTCAATCTTCAGCCGCGCATAGAACGATTCCTTCGCGGCATCGACGCCAACCATGTACAACACCGTCTTCGATTCGTCGACCCGCCGCGGCCGCGCGAGGATCGGATGCGCCCCAGAACGCCCCTTGCAGGCGTATATCTTCCGCCCGCGTCGCGTACGAGTGAAGGCGTACACGGCCTTCGTCTGGTCACCGGAGTCCACCATCGCGCACCGAATTCGCAGGTGAATTCCGCTCTCGTGCACATAGGTTCGATTCAGCCATTTGTCAACGTCGCCCCACA